ACTGCGCTATATGAAACCTTACGGGTAAAATCGCCTATATCGGCAAGTTTCTCACCACGTTTCGTTTCTCTATCTAAATACGCTTTGAGACGCTGCTCGTCTAACGCGCCTTCTAGCTTTTTACCAGACTGAGCCGCTCCAATATACGATGCGACAGAACCATCGTCTTCATCTCCTGCAAGGGCAACAGCTGGAGCGTATGTAATCAATTCTGTTAAACCTTTACCCAGCAATGTTTTTTGACGAGGGAGTCTAGTCGAAGGTAGTGCGGCGTCAACTCTTTGGCGAAGTTTTGTTTGCTCTGCAGAATAAGGGTCTGTAGCAAGCGTTGTTCCGGTAGTTGGAGGACTTATTCCAAACTCATCTCGAACATCGAGTTCCGGTTTAAAAAGTTTATCTTCCAAACCTGGGATTTTTGCAAGACCCGCGAGTCCCGCTTCAGCTAAAAACGGCGAAGATGCGCCTAACAACGCACCAAGGATCTGTTTTTTAGGGTCTTTTTCGTCGCGCTGCGTTTGTCGTCGAGGCGTAGGCGCAAACTGTACAGAACGTACAGGCGTAACTTTAGGGGCTTGGACTAAATTAGCAATACCCCCACTGCCGCCACCGATATTAAAACCGAAATTATTCGCCACGTTATGCCCCTAATTTACGGGATGCCATCGGGAATCGAGAATTAACGATCCCGCCCATATTTTTCTTAGCTGGAGTAAACCCCATCTTGCGTACTACTTCAGGTGCTTTTCGCGATAACGCCGCTAATCCTCTATTACCTTCAGGTATAACGCGACCGCCGTCCTGCATTCCGTAACCGCCTGCTGTCCCATATGCAGTATACGGCGTTTGTGCGCTAGTTCCAGAATATCCCGTACCGCCAGCTAACGGGCCAGCACCAGTTAAGAAATTTGCGTAACCTGACATTAATTGTTGCGGCATATTATATTGCCCAACAAAGTTTTGGTAATTTAAATCTAAACCAGCTTGGTTTCTAGCGCGGTTCATCGCACCGATATTCATCATCGAACCAACATCGCCTTGACGGAAACCCATTTCTGCGCCAGCTAATCCTTGATAAGCGCCAGCAGCACCTGTTTGCGCTCCAGATAATTGACCAGCTAACCCTTGTAATTGCCCAGCTGTACCAGAACCCATACCGTAAAGCTGTTGTCCAGCACCAGTTAACGCTCCTGCTGAACCCATCCCAGCGCCGTACCTCTGAGCACCTAACCCACTAAGTAACGAAGATAGCCCAGATTGAGCGCCACCGGCTTGTGCACCTAACCCTGCTTGTAACCCAGCGGCTTGTGCGTCTGCTGCTCGCTGACGACCAAACTCGTTCATCGCGGCTTCACGTGAACTACCGTATCCAGCACTACGAATAGCGCCAACTTCTTTCATCATCGCTCGGGTAGCAGCGTCTGTAGATTCTTCTTGACCAAGCCTAGCCCTAGAACCACCGAACGCCCCTTGGCCTACTTCAGTAGCGCGTCTAGCTACATCACCTTGTGCTTGACCTTTTTGAATATCTGCAATCGTCTGTTGAACTACCGCATCTTCATACGGGTCGGTATAACTACTAATAGAACTAGGGTCGAAATCTCTTTGACTTCGACGTATCGCTTGACCCGCTCTATTTATAAACGGCTGTTGTACAGATACACTACGTTGAGCAGCTCTTTGCGCCCCAGTTAAATCATCTCGCAAGCCTCGTTCTGCACCACGAGTAGCGGTAATACCTGTGCGAGTATAATCTTCGCCTTGTTGTTGCGCCCGTAACGCAGCAGCTTTCGCTTCAGAAACTCCACCGGCTTGCGTAGCTAACGCTTCTTCGGTTAATCCTTTAGCGCGAGAAAGATACGGGGCGTATGCACCGATACCTTGATCAGCAAGTTGCATTGCATATTCTTCTCTGGGAGAAAATTCTGCAATACGTTCGCCGCTATAAGTAAATGGATTTTTATCTTTCTTACCTAAATCTTTAAACTGCTGTCTATAGTACGCCTCAACTTCAGGCAAAAGACCAAAACGATCCCCTCCCCCCATAAGGAGGTTATAGATATTTTGATCGGGAGCCTGATAACTATATGCTGTATCGTTTTCAGCCATGATTATTTACCAAAGTTAACTTTATCAAGAGCCGCGATTCCTTTATCGAAATCACCGCCACCTATATTTTTTACGCCTTGATGTGAAACAACGTATTCTTTATCGCTCGCCCATATCGGTACTAAGTCTTCTTTTGGGCCTCCAGGCCCATCAACTTCGCCGCCATCTAAAAACAATTTACGGCCTAAGACGCTACCACCGTCTTCCATACCGATACGTTGGCTACGGACGGCTCCTGGTTGAAACCTTGGACGAGGAGCGCGAATAGGGATTTTACTTTCACGTTTACCACCGCCACCGAGAGCTTGACCAAGAATTTTACCAATATCTTGACCCGAAGACATAAGCTGTTTAGCAACTAAAGGGTTTTCATCTAAATACTTTTGGAATTTTTCTAAACGTCCCGCTTGTTCAGTAGCAAGCACTGACTCTCCTTTAGGCGGTTCGATAGTTACTGGAGAATTTACAGCTTCTTGATTTAGTGCGTCTAATCCTACTTCTTTAGCGAGCATTTGATCGTAAGGAGATAACTGCTCTATTTCGCTTACAACTTCTCCTGCTCCAGCGGCAGCGTCTGCTGCCCCACTAGCCGCTTCCGCTGCCCCACTAGCCGCTTCCGCCCCACCACTGGTAAAAACATCCGCGATACTACTGCCGACATTGCCTATCCCCTGCATAGCAGAAGAACCAAGATTCGCTAGAAACTCAGCTAACCCACCAATAAACGCTTCTTTAGGAATTTCTTGCAGTGGCTCATCAACACGTTTACGGTATTCGTCATTAAGAGCGTTAACTAACCGTTCACCACCAAGATTCCCGATTCCCGTATTTGCTCCATACGTCGCGTAACGGTTAAGAATATCCATCGTAACGTCAGGAGAGAGACCAATATCTTCGCCCTGCTCCATAAACTTAGTAGCGTTAGATTCAGGGTTCATCATGGAACTAACTAATGAGCTCGTTTGATCTTCGTCGAATATCCTACTCATGAAGTTTTCTTCTTAGCTGGTTTCTTTTTTGCTTTAGAGCCTTTCATAATATCTTTGTCAACTGTAGCCGCTTTACCGCCTGTAAGCACAGAATTCACACGGGCCATCGCCCACTGATGCTGCGATGTTCCAGGACGGTGCCCTGTTTTATACGCAGCAAGCCCTCGTTTATATACGCGAGCAAGTTGACCAGCGGTTACTTTTTTGCCCTTTTTACGAGCAGCTTCCGCTTTATTAGACAGTGCCTTTTTCGTTTTATCGGAAAGACTCATGACTTTGTGCCAAACCTCTCTTTAAACCTGCGAGTATATTTAGACTCTATCGTTTTCCTACGCTTACCTTTTTTCTTATCAGTCGAAAACTTGTAAGCAGAAGGATCGCTCATAGCCTTCTTTTTATTCCTAGCTATCTCTTTCTTACGCTTCTTCTTTTCTTCAGCAGTAAGACCGGCTAGATACTTCGCAGGGACTTTAGGTTTTTTCTTCGGCTTTGCCATATCTATAGTGCTACCACGACATTACCGTTAGTAACAACCTGAACTGTACCAACACTCCCTGTTGCGCTCAGTCCAGAGGTACTTGGCGTTGAAATATTCTGCCAAGAATTGCCCAAATATACTTGAAGAACCTCTTCTGTAGTATTCCAAATAATATCGCCTACCGCAAAACTTAACTCGTCTCTGTTAGAACTGGTGTACTGAGGAGTTGCTGTAGGATCGAACGACCCCAAACTAAGTTCCAACACCCTCATAGCTCTATTAAACGACCCGCTATCAACCGACTCTTGGTTAACAACAGGCAATCTTCCGTTAAGGATTCTAGCCATTACCGCCTACCGTTAGGCTGTATTTCTAAACGAGTAGCTCCAATAATAAACCCAACTCCTAATCTTGCACCTTCTTCCCCGTCATCGTCAGATTCGAAGCGTACCGCCGCCTGTCGGCCCCTAGCGCGGGTATCTATCTTAGTCGTACTTCCGGTAAAGGAAGACGTTATATCCGTCGTAAGGGAATCTCCAGGATAATTACGGGACTTTAACACGAAGTTAATCGCCTGCCCACTATCGGAATCGCCTGTAAATTTAACGTCTGGTATACATCTACGAATAAATTGGAACTGGTCTCCTTCCCCAATATCGAAATCAGCGCTTTCAATGAAGACGTTATCCATAGGAACACCGTCATCATCGTTCCCTGATTCATGGGAATAAACGTAAGAAGTAGAGCTGTATTTACCAGTAGCCCGAGGAAACGCCTCAATCCCTTCGTCTAGCCATGCGGTACGGGAAAGCTGACCAATAGACCACGATTGTTCGACATAATTATAAGTAACGTAGCTATCTGGCTCTGTACTAGTTCCAGTGCAATAAAACCAGCCAACTTCGTCGAACTGTTTATTTACGAACCCAAATGTTTGGAACACTTGGCTTACGTTTATACTGTCGAATACATGAGAATGTACGCTACACGGCAACGGCTGTACCGCACCGTTATACGCATAAAAACCTTTTTTATCCATCCAAAAAATGCCACTAGGACTATTTACTGCAGCGTTCGGAGAGATCAAGCTCACCCCTTCGTTAATAAGGGTAAGGCCAAACGTGTTTGGAGGCCCAATGAACTGCAAACTGTATAACGCAGCATCTGTCCAAATAAGTGTTTCTTGTCTAGCTCTTATACCACCGATAATTTCTGAGCCTGCTGAACACCGTAACGAACCCGCAGTATTCGTGGCACGTGGCTCCCAATCTAGTGGATTTTCTTGATCTGAAAATGCAACGAGTAGAGGATCTATTTCTTCAGACCTACTGCCGCCGTCTATTGGGTCTGCCCCTAAAACGATAACGTGCCTATCAATATCAGAAACTAAAACTTGTAACCCCACAGTAGGAGCAAAATTTGCTCCTGCAATATCTTTAAGAGCTTTCGCTCTCTGACTCGCCGTAGAAAAATCCCAATAATAAACACCGCCTGCTCTTACATTAGCGACTAAATCCTCACCGAAGTTATCTAGCGACCATAAACGTAACTGGTTATTAGCGGCTAATGAACTAGTTGAACCCCAAGTACCATCCCCCCATGCGCCTACACCATAGCCAGAACCGGATACGAAAACGTCTAGACCGACGTTAATCTGGTATGCCCCTACTGTAGAAGACCCACCGTTACCAGTATCTGAAGCATTCGCTGTTACTGTGGCTCCAGAAGTATCTTTAGCTTCTATCGTGTAAGAATTAGTGTTTACTACCGAAGCAACTTGGTATTCTTGGTTTAGAACAGTTGCGGTAATGTTGCCGCCTAACGACGCTGCTCCGGAAAACGTAACAAAATCGTTTAGATTGACCCCGTTACTTGTATCACTAACCGTAATCGTAGAGGAGCCATTAGAGGCAGAAAACGTAACATCCCCTGCAGCAGTGGTTTCTCGGAGAGGGGTAATATCATTATAGCCCGCGCCTTCCTGCCAATACAGCTTAGACGTTGTCCCTATTGCTAGAATTTTAGTTCCGTTTAAAGCTACCCAGCTATGCAGCTTTCTTCCTGTTCCCGTAAAAGAAGATGCAAGATATTTTACCCAGCCTCCAATCTTTTCTGGAAGCCCTTGACGAAACCGGACTAAGTTAGCGTCGAACCAGCCGCCTTCCGCCGAATAATCGGTGCCCTCTTTGTTTATTCCAGGGGTGAAAATAAACTTTTGCAAAGGCATTAGCGATACTCCCCAGTCCTTATCATTTCAGTAACTTCTTCTGCTCTACGGCCTACTTGTTTAGCCCACAGGCTATCCATAAACTCGTCAGCAGCAATATCAAACTGTTCGCGAGACATCGCTTCTAAGGCTTTTACAAACCCTCTTAGCCGTGTAATCCCGAGGTTGAAACATATATCGACCATCGCGTCTCGCCTAGCTTTATTCAAACCTCCGTACCAATAGTACGAATCTTTAAGCTCCATGTCACAACGCTCTATGTCGTTATGTAATAAATAATCAATTTCGTCTTGAGATAAACCTAATCCAGACTCTGAGATGTTTCGGCCTACTCCTATCGTTTCGTACCCTTGGCTACACTTATAGACCTTATCTTTGACGCCTTCGTGACGTTTTATCATTTCAATTAGCTGTCCCATTACTTCTCTCTAGCTACCTGATTGACTTTTTCATATGAACGCATAGCGCCTAACCCGAGCATACCCATCATAACGGGCACAAGAAGCGTTGTATCTACTTCTGGTACCGCTACCCAGATGCTGATTATGTTGGCGATAATGGTGTTATAGAGTAAACCTAACGCACAAATCCAGCCGATAGCAGGTCGCCATCCAGCCACAAACAGTGATTTGTGCGCGGCTTCCATCTTGTTAATTTCTAGCTGGCCCTTGAGCGCCTCATGCGAATGCTTTTCAGACATAGTGGCAATCTCATGGGCCAAGGCATTTTTCTGATCCTTATCCTCTATAAACTTATCTAGTAGCCCTGTAACTGGCCCTACCAACGATGCAACAATACTCATAATCTATTTCCTGTTTGACCAAGCCTGTGCGCCGAAGAACGCAGCTAGTATACCCGCAACGGATACGAAGTAGACTGCGGCCATATCACCTAAAATCGTTGCTGCTTGATTCAGCCCAAAAAGCTCTGATGCCACGACCAAGCTGGGGTACAACAACATACCCCACAGCGCAAACCAACTCATAGCTCGTTGCGCGTCGGCTCGTTCATGGTGCAGCCGTAGTTCCAGTAGCTCTTTGCTAGTTTCAATTTCTTCGTCAGAAACTACGCCGTCACCATCTGCATCGTATTCGGCGTATTCGCTACCTTCTTCTAATCTCTTTGCATTCATAACTACGGCCCAAACGCTTTGATAATTAAAAATATGAGACCAATAGCCACTCCCCCACCAAGAACCAAAGACACTGCTCCAACTGTAAGGTCGTGCATAAGTTTTTCACGTTCTTTGCGTTTCTTGTTCAGCATAGCTTGGTGAGCCTTTCTATCTTTTTCTTGTTGGAAAATCGCGTCATCATAGGATTTTAGAAGGGCCGGATCTGCCACGAGCAGGAGATCACGCAAATCCTTTTGATAACGCTCTTGTGACCTACGAAGCATTTGTAACTTCAAGATGTCGTTTTTAGATAGCGGCTTGAAAGCAGAAGACTTGCGGTCAATCTCAAACGCATTGAGAGCCTCACCAAAATCCGACACCAAAGCCATAGCCTGATCGACATTAGCCTTACCCTCATTCACGTTTTGAATGACTGTATTGATCTGCTGGAGCAACATGCCAGCGGCTGCAACAGACTCAATAATCATGGCTTACCCCATAAAAAACTGCGGTAATGCTGCCGCTGCAATTAATGCGTACAGTCCGTAAATAAGATTTTCTAGGTGCTTAAACTTAGAAGAGCCTTCTGCAAGGCGCTCTTCGATACGCTGATAACGCAAGGCACACTCTCGCTCATGCGCGTTGACTTCGTTTAGTGCTTGTTCGCCTTTGTCGCTCATTTTTTCTTCTTTTTCGCCAAAGTTTTTTCAATGCGATCTGCTTGACCTGCGTGAAGTTTAGAAGCCCCCCGAAGTTCTTTTATTAGTTTTCTTTTTTGCGCATCACTTAACTCAGCCATATTTTTCTCCTAAACAGATATATCTACTCTTTGTGTAGGAGCAAGAGTTGTAGCTTCGACCTTGCTTCCTTTCTGGGTATATAGGACGGGTATAATCGTCTCCACAACCTCTTTTATCGGCTCACCTTCAGCGCCTGTCCGTAGGCGCTCTTGCTTTTGCACAGCAATCTGCTTCCAACTAACTTGAGCAGATCCGTTTACCGAACCAACGTCCATCTCAGATACTACAACGAGCCAGAAACAATAGACTCTTCGTCAATCGAGGCTACGTTGTCTTGCGCGGGAGCTTGTTCTTTGAGTTCTTCCATAAAACGATCGCGCATTGCTCCCATCTGGCTCATAGAATCTCCCGACACCATGCCGTTTTTAGCTGCTGCGTCGATGAGATTTAGTACGTTAGCTAAATCGTGAATTTGTATATGTTTTGTTTCCATTACCAAGGTACTCCTGATGCGTCTACTGGTGTTGCTTTTTTGTTGATTTGACTTTGAAGTCCAGCTTCTAATTCTGATGAAGAAGCATCCTCTTCACTACTATCTAAAGCGGCTTTGACCCACGCAATCGCGTTGTCTTTAGTAACGCTATCGTAGGCGATAAACCCTTCTGCACTAGGATTCCCTGATACGCCTTTTGAACCATAGCAGTATACTTTGTATTCGGTGCCGCTAATTGTTTCGACTGCTGTAAGCCGCCAATGAATATCGGTGATAAGGCCAGAGGAGACTTGACGATCAACCCGTGGTATTTCCCATGTAAATGTTGCGGTCATTGATAAACTCCTTACGATTCTAGTGCTTCAATTCGTGCAGTTAGTGCAGTAATAATCGCATCTTGGTCTTGAATAGCTTTGACAAGAATAGGTACAAACTTACTGTACTGAAGTCCCATCTGCTTTCCATCTGCTGTAGTAGATACAGTCAAGTTTTTCTTTGCAGCAGTAGTATATCCAGCAGCTTCTTCAAGAGCTTGTACAGCCTGTGCCTTAAAACCAATATCCATCCAGTCTTCTTTGTGAGTACCGTCTGGAGTAAAGTCATCAAGATCATAGTCTTCATTAAGAACTAGATCGCCTTCTTCGTTTGTAGTGTACTTGTCACCATACTTACTACGCTTGTCCCAATAGTAAGTAACAGGCTCTAAGGCTTTTACAAAGTCTAAACCAAGATCTAGGTCAACGAAGTCAGTCTTATCTCTCTGATCTGAGGCTACCGTCCAATCAACTTGAATATGAGCTTGAGTAATAGCATCGTCACCTATAACTATCTCATTACTTTCGTTATTGATATTACCGCCAGGACTTCCTGATACACCTGCATCATGGCCTATTAACACATTGTTAGTCCCAGAAGTTAAACTAGCTCCTGCGCTTATACCCAAAGCAGTGTTGTCTGCTCCAGTTACAACTCCAGTGCCTCCGGTGTTGTAACCAATAAAAGTGTTATTAGTTCCCGTAGTCATTGCATCGCCGGACAGACCACCTACACAAGTGTTTCTAGCGCCTGTGGTAATGTCGTTACCAGCATTATAGCCAACGGCAGTGTTGTAAGTCTGTCCATCACCACCGTTTTGAACTTGAAGAGTAAGAGCGCCAACAGCTACATTACGGCTAGAAGTAGTTTCAGCACTTAAGGCACCGTACCCTAGTGCTACGTTC